AAACATCTACCCGGCGCAGTTTGGCGATGATCTCCTCAGGCTTGTGGCGCTTTATCGGCATTTGCGGTCCTCCTTTTCATGTCCAAAGACATACCTCACGGTGGACCAGTTCAGAGGGGGCGGATCATCCACCCATGCTTTTCGGCGTCATCCGATGGAAAAAGAGCATCGGCAGCCCATCGGGTGATCCCTGCAGCGGCTTTCGCATTCGAGTAGAAGAACGTACGCCTTCAGAGTTCAGGGTAGGACCTGGCGGTGTCATTGAAAAGATTCCCGGAACTGGAACATGGCGCCTCGTCACCGATTCCGCGCCCTGCTTTCCAGCTCCCGATGAGGGAGACAGCCACGTCGTTCGCTTTACCGTCCAGGACGTGCACTTCAATGTCCTTGACGGTGTGTACCGCATTGCCCTCCAACTAGCCGGCAATTGGGATAGTCGAGGCCTGATATTGGTTCATTTTTTTGGATACCGGCAAATCGACCCCATCGCCTGGTACGTCGCATTCAGACCGGATGCGCCCATCGCCACCGTCGAATTCGACGTTGTGCGCAGATCCTGGTTGCCCTGGAGCAGGGGCGGCTAGGGAGTGTTTCTTCGCCCACGGCCTATGATCAATGGCGAATTTCAGGCGGCGGCTCCTCTGCCTCTTCTGATGTTCGTCCGCATCAAAGGCCAGTGAGTTTCGGGTGAAGGAGGGCAATATATTCCCGGCTGCGGCTGGCTCTGGGCTCATTGGGGTCATCGCGCCAACGGACGAGGAATTCACCGTCATCGACGCGGACTATGACCGCTTCCCACCATCCGGCCAAATTATCCTGCTCGTCAAAGGCCGCCGCGAGAACCAGCGAACCAGGCTTGAGTTGCCGCCACAGATCGACGGAAATTGTTGCCGATGCGGTTTCAGATTTGGCGCCGCTAGCCGAAGTAGCTCCTTGGCCTGTTGCGGCTTTGAGTAAGCGCTCGAGTTCAGCAATTATTCCTGGCGAGGCCGGCGAGAGTGAGAACCGTCCCTGCGCATTTATGGTGCCCTCGGGCAAAGCAGGTGCGGCTTGTCGATGTTCCTCGGTTTGCACTTCCAGGCACGACAGCCCGCGTCCGAAGCTGCTTTTTTCGCTGCTTCGACATCCTTCTTGAGGAAAACGGCAGCTTGATTGAGGTTCGAGCTTTGAAAGCGGCCAAAGACGATGAGGGCGGGAAGTTTTTCGCCGTTCTTGGGGTTAGGCATGGAAATAGGCTCCAGACATGAGAAAGGCCCCGTTAGGGGCCCTGGGTAGCAGACGATGGATTTGAGAGGGCTAGGCGGGTGCCGTAGGGGCAGCGGTGGCCGGTGCATGGGCGGACAAAGGGCACGCATGGGCATTTTCCGGGTTGGTTTGGGCAAACAATTGCCTCCAGCTAGAACTATACCATAATTGCGGATTTGTATCAAGTATCGGAATTTAAAGGGCTTTTTGCTTTGGCGATCAGGCCAGAGCTTCCAGGCAAGTTCGGAACTTCCGGGAAGAAACGAATTGGGGAGGTGCGTGGAAAAATATGCCAGGGGAGAGCCTACCGCCGGACCAATCCAAGGTGCTAGTTTCAGGAGGTCCGCTAGAGGTCCGCACGCTTAGGTAAGAGCTCTATGGGTTTAACTTAAGTCTTTGATTTTGTTGGTGCCGGTTGCAGGAGTCGAACCCGCGACCTACTGATTACAAAGCCTTTCTTATTTGCCGGGAATCAAAGGCTTAGCCACCTCGACCGCGTCAAACCCGCGATTAGCGGTCAAATACTTACGGGCGATTTGTCAAACCATTTTGACTCGCTCGCAACCCCTGGAACCGACCCGCAGCCTCAAAAAGCCGGGTCCCAGACCGCGACCAGTTTCCCTTCGCATCGTGACGACGCGACGCACCCCTCAAACCAGGGAGGCGCGCTCTTAGCCATGCTTTGAAAACGAAGCGCCCCGGCAGCGTGACGAGCGCTCCGGGGCAATTCGAGCGCCGGACTGTGGGGACAGACAGTACGCCCGAAAGATAGGTCAGTAACATTTACCTAATCGTTCGAGCAAAATCAATTCCCCCAAATCGGCTCTCGCTTTCGTCGTGTGCGGGTCAGACAAACGCCAGCGCGGCGATTGAGGTTCGGTACTGGGGGATCCTGGATACACCGAAGGGATGACGCGAAAGCTCGGAGTCCCAAGCCAGGCGATGGCGCTGCAAATGCCATCGAGAAGTAGCGAGCAACCGGCACCGTCAGCAGCGGCGAGTGTTTGGGCCTTGGCTCCGGGCTTGGCTCCGAAGGTCATAGGCAGCGGCGCGGCAACCCGAGCGAAAGCTGGGGATTGTCTCGCTATGCCTTCACCAGACTTCCACCAAAGGTCATTTGCAAGGGATCTAGGGAGGTTAGATCCGGTTCAGATGGGTTTCAGGGTTGAGAATTTAGCGGGCGGCCGTTTTTTGCGCGGTTCGACCGCAAAACGAGAAAGTGACGCGGAAATGGGTAAGCAGTCGAAAAAAAAAGCCCCACTGGTGCGCGGGGCGAGTCTTCTTATGGGTAGAGACGATCGAAGTTAACAAAGGCACCCCTACGCCTCTTTCACTCTCTTCGTCTGTATAATTTTGCTCATCACCACTCATGACGAAGACCGACGCTGGTTTCATGCGCACCCTGATCTATCACGCGCGCCTTGCGGAAAATGAAGAGCTTGCAGATCGCGAGACCACCACGCTTGAGGGCAGGCTTATGGGCCTGCGCCCTCACAACAATGGGTGATGTTTGAAATTTGCATGCAACGACTAACGCGAGCATGATCCCGCTTGCCGACGAAAGTCTCATTTCACTTGTCGGCCTGGCCTACTTCTCGCTTCACAATCTAACACTTTCATCATTGCCTCTTTAATAACATTTATGTCGCTGGATTTTTGGAAAGCGTATTTATCCTTGCAATAAGCCTCGCGCTCACGAATCTCCTCGGCGCTCCCCTTTTTCAGGGCATCGTACCGATCAAGATACGGGAAATCGTCCAGGGCATGCTGCCACTCAATGTTGAAATCAACTGGTTTTCCAATGCAGGCGTACCATCTCGCGTCGCCAATGAGCGGATATTGCTTGTCACAAGATACCGCGAGTTCATCTTTCTCGGCTGCGTTGTCGAGCATGTGGGGCTTCGCCGCACGGTGCGTGCCCCCATACAGAAGCCCCGCGGCCACGACTCCGGCGACGGCAAATCCAAGAATTTTTTTCACTTGGTTTCCCTTCTCAGTTTGAGAGACGCTTGCTGAGCACGGCGGTTATGGACCGCAGGCGGGAGCCGTCTTCGAGGCGAGCGCGTTAGGACACTACAGTGAGGGCAATGACGCAAGAGAGCGCAGCAATCCCCAAACGCTGCCGCCATGCTTGAACGACTAAGGTACTCCGCAGGGAAGTTTTGCGCGGGGGAGCGCCGCCCCAGCATTTCACGCTAGAAAGTCATTTTTTATCAATGGTTTGAGGCGGACGGCATAGGAAAATGAGCGTTGTGACCGGCGAAGTTTTGGCGAAATGGCTGGGGATTTCCGGCACGCAAGTCACAAGCTTTGCGCGTCGGGGTGTCATGGTGCGGGCCGGGCGCAAGGGCTTCGACCTTGAGGCGAGCGTCCGTGCCTATTGCCAGCACATGCGCGAGGCCGTGGCAGCGCAAGGCCGTCCCGCGCAGTCTGGGACGGGCAAAGAGCGGGCAAGGTTGGCGAAGGCGCAGGCTGATGCCATCGAACTCAAGAATGCCCGCGCACGCGGCACGCTAGTTGAGTCTGAGGCTGTTGCGCGGGCATGGGAAGGTGTATGTCGGACCATCCGCGCGGGGATGCTTCGACTATCTAAACGAGCCGCCGCGCGGCTTCCACATTTAACGACACAAGATGTTCGCTCGCTCGACGATGAAGTAAACGCGGTGCTGACCGAGCTAGTCGACAAAATCTGATCTCGTTTAATTGCAATTTGAGCCGCTTGCTTGATTTATAGATTGAGGTAATGAAATGCCCCCCAAACATGTTGATCCGGCGGTTACACTTAAAGCTTTTAGCTGCCCACATTGTGGAGCACTTGCTGATCAAAAGTGGTGTGAAGTAACCGCCAATCCTGTTGATAACAACGGAACTCCGTTCATAATGACACAACAGTTTATCGCACAAATAGACGAAAATAAATTTGGTAAGGTAACAGATAAGAAGCAAATACTTGAGTTTTGGAATCGTGAGTCGCCTATTAGGGTGTATCACCTTTGCCCTTCGTGTCACCACAGGGGCGTCCGATGGTCCTTGACAGTTTTGACTTTGCGCGCTCGCCCGTCGTCGATGAACTCGCAACCGCGACCTTCACGCAGGCCGAACTTGCGGCAGGCTTCACCGATCTGAATGACCGCGCCATCACCGATGCGCTGAAATATCTTGGCCTGTTTCTGATCAGCACGCCTCAAGCGGGCGGCAAGGGGAATCCCCGGCGCTTCCACTATTATGACGCGCTCGTGCTGGCATTGTGGGCAACCCTGATCGGCACCGGCTTGTTTCCAACCTCGTCGCGGCGGAAGCTTGCGCAGCAACTTGCGGGCTTGCTGTTCGGCGATCCGGTTACGAAAAATGAGGCCAAGGACCGCAAGGCAGAACTCGCAGCGGAATATGAAAAGGCCGCAAGATCGCCCGTTGGCAGAGCGAAGTTTTCCGGCAGACTGTGGAAGCTGCACGACGCCAGGCGCAAGGAAATCCTCGCGGACATTTACAGCGCGCAACCCCTTTGGTGGAACCGCGCTCTCTATGTCAACTTTTTCCTGTTTGTGTGTGATCGCGGCGAGCTTGTGACGCTTTGTGCGGACGAGCGGAAAACGCCCACGCTCAGCATGAAGTGGCTCGAAAGCATCGGCGCGCGCTCATGGTGCAACGTGACGCAAACGTGCAATCTGATCGACGGTCAGTTGATGCAAATCCTCGATCAGCGCGCGTCGCGCTCCATTGAGGCCGAATGATGCTCGAAACCATCCGCGCCCTGTTCACCCGCAAGCCTGAAAATTTACTACGTAGTAAACTTTCAACCCGCGCTTATGACGCTGCGGCGGGCGGGCGGCGTTGGCGTGATGCAGGCGCAACCCCTTCCATCCAGGCTGCGGTTTTAGCCGGACGTGAGCCCGTCGCAAGGCGCGCAAGGGATAGCTCAATCAATCAACCGCTCGCGAATAGCGCGGTCGAGGTTTGGACCGGCGAAGCCATCGGCACCGGCATGAGGCCCGTCCCGCAAACCGGCGATGATGCGCTCGACAAGATCCTCGCGGACCGCTTTGAAGCCTGGACAGACGAATGCGATTATTTCGGGCTTGAGAGCTTCTACGGCTGGCAAGCAACCGCGTGCAGACGCGCCTTTGTGGACGGCGAATTTTTCTCGCTCATGGTCTTTGCGGACGAGCAATTGAGACTCAAAGCTCTCGACCCCGCGCAAGTGAATCCGGCTTTGAGCATGGAGCTGCCCGGCGGCGGGCTTGTGATTAGCGGCGTCGAGGTTGATGCGGGCGGGAAACCCACGGCCTTTCACATTTACCGGAATTGGATTCCCGGCTTGCCCTTGCTTCGCGGGCTTGAGTCCGTGCGCATCGACGCGGCGGACGTGCTGCATCTTTTCCGGCCGGACGCGGCAGGGCAGACGCGCGGCATGTCGCGGCTTGCGAGCGTGTTGCTGCGGCTTCGCGAGCTGGACAGTCTCACGGACGGCCAGCTTGTCCGGTTGAAGACCGGCGCGTTTCTCGCGGGCTTTCTGACGACTGTGGACGGCGGCGGCGCCCTTGGCGAACAAACCGTGCCGGGCGAAGTGACCTTAGAGCCTGGAACGATGACGAGACTTGGACCGGGCGAGAGCGTCGAGTTCAGCAAACCGCCGGAGATTGGCAGCGAGTCGAACGCCTTTCAGAAAGCCGTCATCCGTGAAATTGGCGCGGGCGTCGGCGTGCCGAGCTTCATGCTCGACCATGATTTGAGCGAGGTTAATTTTAGCAGCGCAAGGACCGCAATCATCGCCTTTCGTCGGCGCGTCGAGGCATGGCAAGACGCCTTCGCGTTTCAGATGCTGCGGCCGGTCTATCGTCGCTTTGTGACGACTGAAATCCTATCTGGCCGCCTCGCGGTCCCGCTCAACGCCTCGACCCTCAAGCACAAATGGATTGCGCCGAAGGGGCAATGGTTGGACCCGCTGAAAGATGCGCAAGCCGAGGCGCTTGCGATTTCATCCGGCCTGACCTCGCGGCGTGAAAGCGTCGCCGCAAGAGGCATCGACGTTGAAAGCCTCGACAATGAGATAGCCGCAGACCGGGCGCGCGAGGAACGGCTTGGACTTTCGTTCGCACCACCGCCGCAGCAACAAACAGGAGTCGAAAATGTTGCACCATAGGATCTTCACGCGCGACGCGGCAGACGCCGGGATCTTCACGCGCGACGTCACCCTTTCCCCGTCGAGCTGGAACGCCGAGGCGCGCACGTTTAGCGTTGTCGTATCCTCCGGCGCGGACGTTGCCCGGCAGGATGCGCGAGGCGCTTACATCGAGCGGCCGGACATCAATCAAAACTGGCGTGCGCTTGTGGGCGCTCCGGTTCTCAACAGCCATCAACGGAACGACATCAAGAACATTTTGGGCAGCGTCATCGACGTGGCGGTTGTCGGCAAAGAGGTTCACGCGACCATCCGCATGAGCAAGAGCGCCGAAGGCGAGGCGGCCGTGCAAGCCGCGTTGGAAGGTCATTTGCGCGGTATCTCGTTCGGCTATCGGATCGACGCCACGAAGGAGTCGGTCGAAGGCGGCCGCCGCATCGTGACCATCACGAAGTTGACGCCGGTCGAGATTTCCTTGGTGCCGATACCGGCAGACCCGGCGGCCGTCATCCGCAGCGGCTTGCCGAGCAATGACCCGGCAATCACAGACCGGGCCGCAATCAACCAAGAGATCCGCACCATCGCGCGGACGGCTGGCTTGCCGCAAAGCTGGATTGATTCACAGATCGACGCTCCTTCTCCTAGCGTCGAGGCGGCGCGCGCTGCGGCGTTTGCGACCCTTCAACTTCGCAGCGCGGCCGCTGATTCAATCCTCGTCGCATCCGCTGGCATCGGCGGACATGACGCCACGGATCCCGAGTGGCGGGCTCGCACGATTGGCGAAGCCCTCTATTGCAGAATGAGCGGCACCGCGCCCAGCGACGCCGCGAGGCCCTTTGCGGGTCTGTCCCTGATCGAGATTGCGCGGGACACCTTGCGGCTTCGCGGACTGTCAACCACCGGCTCGCCAGCGACCATCATGGAAAGGGCGTTGCTCTCGACGTCTGATTTACCGGCGATCATGGCGGATACGGTCAATCGCACGATGCGCCAGGCTTACACCGCTGCACCATCCGGCTTGAAGCGCGTCGCGAGGCAGACAACCGCGAGGGACTTTCGCGCAAAGCACCGCATCCAATTGTCATCCGCGCCGACTCTCTTGCCGGTCAATGAGCATGGCGAGTTTCAATCGGGCTCGATTGCGGATCAAGAGGAAACCTACAAGCTCGCGACCTTTGGGCGGATTATCGGCTTCACCCGGCAAGCCTATGTCAATGACGATTTAGGCGCTCTCAATGACATCACGAGGCGCATGGGCGTCGCGGCGGCGCAATTCGAGAATCAGTTTCTTGTGGACCTGTTTACCTCGACCGCGAACATAAGCGACGGCCACCCGGTCTTCCATAGCACGCACAACAATCTCGCTGGCGCTGGCGCGGTGATCAGCGAGGCCAGTTTGACCGCTGGCAGGCTTGCCATGCGAAGCCAAACGGAACCCGGCGGCCAGCTCATTGACGCGACGCCGCGCTATCTCATCGTGCCAAGCGCGCTCGAAACCTTGGCAGAGAAAACCATCACGTCGATTCAGGCCCGCGCGGTTGCGGACGTGAACGTGTTTGCGTTCCTGAGCCTCGTTGTCGAGCCGCGCTTGACGGATGCGAAGGCGTACTATCTCGCGGCAGATCCCGAAAGCATCGAGGGCTTGGAATATTGCTACCTCGAAAATGAAATCGGCCCGCAAGTCTTCTCCGAAGTCGGCTTCGATGTTGACGGGATTAGATTCAAGGTCCGGCTCGATTTCGGCGGCGGTTGGGTTGAGCATCGGGGCTTTTGGAAACAACCGGGAGCGTAAACCTGCCCGCGCGGCTGGCAAGTTTAATTTAGAAGGGGCTTCTAAAATATGGCTGAGTCTCTCGCGGAACTTCAAGACCAGCTTATCGCGCTTAACAAATCGCGAGGGAGCGGAGTCCGCAGCGTGTCGTACATGGCGCGGGGCGTCACGCGCACCGTCGAATACCGCTCTGACACCGAAATGCGCGAGGCTCAAAACGATTTGCAAAGGCGCATCGCAGCCATGCAAGGCGGCGGCGGGCGCACCATCAAAATCTCAAGCTCGAAAGGTTTGAATCATGGCGACGAATTATAGGCAACCCGGCGAAACCATCACGATGACCGCGCCAGCGGGAGGCATCGCGAGCGGCGAAGGCCGCATGTTCGGCGCGCTCTTTGGCGTCGCGCATTTCACAGCGGCCGAAGGCGACCCCGTCGAGGTTGGCGTTGTCGGGGTTTGGGTTCTCCCGAAGCCAAACAGCGTTGTCACTTTCGCGGCTGGCGCTCGCGTGTTTTGGGATGATAGCGGCAAGACGTGCAAAGCCTCGGCGGCGGGATACTTCCCGATTGGCATTGCGGCCGTCGCGGCTGGCGCAACCGATGCGACCGTGACGGTGCGCCTCGATGGCAACAGCGTCGTGGCGGTCGCGGCGTGATGGGGCAGAAACGGCACAGGGACGGGCGAGAAGCCGCGAAAAAGCCGGGAAGGACAAGACCGCCCACGGCCTTCCCTGCCACCGCGCCCGCGCGTCATCCGGCCGCCGCGTCACGACGAAAAATGAGTCATGCCCGCGCTTCCTTCGCTTCAACCCGAATACCGCGACAAGCTGGTCAAGCTGCTCGGGATGCTGGGCTCAGACCACGATGGCGAGCGCGCGAACCTGCGAGGCTCGCGGACGAACATCGCAAGCGGTCCGGGCTGACATGGGGCGAGCTTGTGTTGCCTCTTGCGGAAGACCGAGGACGGCGGAAGCCACGGAAGCCACGGAAGGCGCGCAAGCCCAAACCGCCGGAGCCACCGCCGGAGCCGACATGGCGGGACATGGCGGCAGTCGTCGCGGAGTCCGGCTTGGCAACGCAATGGGAGCGGAATTTTGCGAGCGGGTTGCTCGAAAAATGGCGCGGCGAGTTGACGGAAAAGCAAGCGAAATGTCTCGAAAGGCTTTGGCTCAAGTGCGGAGGAAGCGCGGAAAGGGCTGCATAAACAACGATTTGGAAATAGTTATTTTTTCGTTAACCCGATAGTTCCCCAAGGCAGCGTAGGGTTGATTGTGTAAAGTAACCGTGTTTTTGGTGAGAACCATGTCACAACGGAACGAAGGCAGATTTAAGCAGAGGGAAGTCACCCGGACGATCAAGGCAATCGAGGCCGCTGGGCGTGTTGTCGATCACGTCGAGATCACAAAGGACGGCGCTCGCATCACCATCCGGCAGGACGGCAGCGAACCCAAAGACCCGGCAAGTGCCGACGAAATTATCAAGAGGCTCAAGTGACGATTATTCGCGTCAAGGGATTCAAAATTTTCCTCGACCGGCACAAAAAAACGTGGCGATGCTACCATCGCAAAACGGGCATTCCGATTGACCTCAAAAAAGCGCCAATTGGTTCAACCGCATTCATTGCGGAATGTGCAAGGATTGCTGCGTTTGTCGAGGCGAAGGAAGCCGAAAAAGAAAAGCCCGGAACGCTCGGCCAGTTAATTGCCGAATATCGAGCCTCGTCGGCATTTCGCGCCCTCGCGCCCAAAACGAAGCGCGATTATCAAACCTATTTTGAATACTTGCGGCCGATTGCCGATACACCCTTAGCACGGTTCGACCGACCGCTTGTGGTGCGCATCCGCGACAAGGCGGAACTCAAGGGCAGGCGCTTCGGAAACTACGTCAAGGCGATTCTCTCGCTTCTCTTCGCATGGGGTTCCGAACGCGGCCTTCTCGTCGGCAATCCGGCGTCAGGCATCAAAGATATTCGCCGCCCAAAAGATGCGCCAGATGCGAACCGGCCCTGGTCAGACACCGAGCGGCACGCGATCCTCGATGACGCCCCGGACCATATGCGCCTCGCGATTGCCTTGATGATGTTTACGGGACTCGGTCCGAAAGATGCGCTCACATTGCCTCGAACCTTCGCGAAGAGCGGCGAGATTGCAACGAGGCGGTCAAAGACCGGAGAGCCGGTTTTCTGGCCCATGCCGCGACCGCTGGCGGACATTCTCGCCCGCGCGCCTACCCATATACCGCCATAACGCTTTGTGCCAATTCCAGGGGCCGCCCTTGGTCGCCGAGCGGCTTCAACTCCTCGTGGCGCAAGCTCCGGATTCGCCTCGAAAAAGAAGGATCCATCGGGCCGGATCTGACCCTTTATGGATTACGCCACACGGTCGCGAATATTCTGAGTGAGATGGGTTATGACGAGCGGACCATTGCCGATGCGCTTGGTCAGAAGACAATCGAAATGGCGCGGCGCTATGCCAAAGGCGCGAACCTCAAGCGAAAGATGAGCGGCGTGGTGAAAAACTTCGATGCGGAAGTGGCCAGACGGCGAACAAAAACTGTCAAACCGGCTGATTGAAAGTGTCAAACCTTGGAAAAGGTACGAAACGGGAATCGAAAAT